CGCGACTAACACCAATTCAAACACCAACGTCAACACAAATAATACGACCACGACGGCCACGAACTCGAATACAAACGTTAACACCAGCACCAACAATAATATTAATGTTAACACCTCAACGGCGACATCTACCTCGAACAACACTAATAATAATATTAACACTTCGACCTCTACCTCTACGGTAAATTCGACAGTAAATCAGAATGTTAATAACACAAATAATAGCACCAGTAATAACACGAATCAGAACACAAACATCAATCAATCTACCTCTGAATCAAACGTTACGACCAATAATGTTAATCAAAACAACAACAACACCAAGTCTGATAACACCAATAGAAATATTAACGAGTCAAAATCTGTGCAAACGATTAACCAAAATGTAAAAAGCGAGGCCCCGCCTGCGTCTGCCATAGCTCCAAGTATAATGAGCTACAGCCAGGACTTATGTACCACAGGAGTAAGTGGCGCTTTCCAGGGCCAGGTTTTTGGTTTATCTGGAGGCAAAACAATTGTGGATCAAAATTGTGAAAGATTAAAACTTTCTAAATATTTGTATGACATGGGAATGAAAGTGGCCAGCGTAGCTTTACTTTGCCAGGACGAAAGAGTATTTAAAGCCATGGAAATGGCAGGAACTCCTTGTCCATATCAAGGTAAAATAGGTAAAGAGGCATCTACCATGTGGGCCAAAAATCAATCTAAAAGGCCAGATGCAAAAGACAAAGAAAAAGAGTTTATCAAACAATGCACAAAAGAGGTAAACCCAAAAAGATCTAATATTAACAAAGACGTTGTTGGATTTGTTAAAAAAACTTACACAAGAAAAACTAAATCGGATAAACAATGCAAGCAAGAGTTTTATGCTACGCAATAGTTAGTCTGCTATCATTTAACGTATATGGTCAATACATATACGAAAGCAATCAAGCATTATACGATTTACATGATAATGCTAATAATTTTAATGGTGAGTTAGCTTACGAGGTTTCCGATGATGGCATATCTCCTGCAATTGACCTTTCTTTTAATTTTACTTTTTACGGCTCTACATTTTCAAAAGCACGAATGGCCACGAACGGATGTTTACATTTTGGTTCTAGTGGTAGCTATTGCTCTGATTACACTCCAGATCCTATTAACGGACAGCATACCTACACAATATATCCTTTCTGGACTGACTTAATAAGAGACAACAATTCTCGCATGAAGTCTTGGGGCGATAGTTCAAAGATGGTCTTTGGATGGTATCGTCTTAGGGAATACAATCGAGCAGGAACGGATAACAGTTTTGAAGTAATACTTTGGAATAATAATTCTTTTGATATTCGCTATAGAGAATTAGAAATTATTAACCATGATGTGCTTATTGGTGAAGTTGGTGCCAATAAAAATAATTCATATACTTATTATTACCATGATGAATGTAGCACTGGAACTACAAATTCTTCTACTTGCGTAAACACTAACTGGAACAATACGACAATAAATACGACCCTAGAAAACGGCGGCTCTTTGTTTGGCGAGGGTTCTGGAAATGCAATTGATTGTAGTAATCCCTTAAATGATTCTAGCTGTAGTGGCTACGCTGATGCTTTACTTACACAGCAATGCAACATAACACAGCTGTATAGTGAATCATGTCCTAACTATTGGGACGCATACGATGACCAACAATGCGAAGATGACCCTCAATATGCACCCTTTTGTGCTGGTTACAGACAAGAACAATCGGTAGCTTTTTTTGATGATAGTAACGTAGATTATGGTTTTGTAGATGAGCAAGAACAATTTGCCACTGGTAACTTTGATGACGGACACCATGAACATGATTTTCAAGACCAGTTTTTTATTGTGGAAATATTTGAAGAAGAAATGTTTACACCTTTCGATGATTTTTCTGAAAACCCCATTGAGTATTTTGACGGCCCGATAGCAGAGGAGTTAGTAATTTTTTTTGATCCAGAACCTTTACCATTTATAGATGACTTTGGCCCAAGACACGATGAGCCTTTTCATAACCAAGATGAATTACTTTTGGATGAATTTATTTTTCAAGAAACTTTTTTGGTAGAGGATTACAGCGAGCCTAACACTTTTATTGAATTTAACAGCGTAGAAGATTTAGAAGAATGGTTTGAAGAAGAGACTAATGAGCATCACGAAGATAGACATGAAGAAAGATTAGCAGACCTAGATGAGCCAGAAGAAGAGTTTATTGAAGAAATTTTTGAGGAAGAGGCAGTAGAAGAGGTTTTTGAAGAAATAGAAGAAATGCAAGAAATGATGGAGGAGGAAAGAATAGCCGAAAGAGAAGAAGAAATTAGAGACGAAATTGTTGAAGAGGTGGCAGAAGAATTTGAAGTGGTTGAAAGAGAAAACCCAAGCGGCAAAAACAGGTTAATGACGGTTGCTTTAAACGTGGTCAAGGCAGGGGTGCAAACGGCCGCTAATAGCTATTCTCAAGCCTCTGGGGCATCGCAAAATAACAGCACAGCTAATTCATCAACATCGAATATTAATACTGGTAGCGTTGCTAGCTCTGGTGGAGGTATAAGTACAAGTAATAGTCCTAGTGTATCGGATCAATTTGCTAGCTCAACACAGCAAACAAACCAGGTATTATCAATGTCAGATAATTTAAGTGGATCTGGTGGTGCGAACATTTCAATCACACCATTACCGACTTTTGACAACCAAGCCTCAGTGGCTATAGCAGACGTGCAAGTTTCTAACGTACAAGGACAAATTGATACTGCATCTTCTGGTGTTATGACATCCTCAGAGGCAGATCAAATAGCAGAAAAAATTATTGCGGCCAACATTGAGGCGCAACAAGAAGAAATAGAACAAGAGCAACAAGAAACTGGAGAATATGGTGACGAAACTACATTAGTCGCTTTAATAGGATATGTTCCTGGTTTTAATACTTATCAACAAACAAGCATGGTAGACAACACAGATTGGTATATTAGTGCAAATATTTATACTTCTGCTAAACTAGATGACAATACCGAGGCTTTTTTTGGCCTGGTAAATGAAAATTTAAAAGGTTTGGGCCAAATGATTGAGGACCAACCAAATATTTGGAGATAAGTTTATGGACTGGTTTCAAAACAAAACAACACAATTAATCGCTCTTGTTGGAATTGTTGGCACCTTGGCTGGGTTTGGCTATCAAGGAGCTGAGTATGTCAATAGGTTAGAAAACCTAGAGGCTAAAATTGGTGGTATTAGCGAGGCAGAAGATAACGTCCAAGCAATAGAAGAAAGGTTTGCATCAATAGAAACCTCTGTTCAATTCTTAGAAAAAGAAGTAGATAACATTTCAATACCAGACGTTACAGAAATTAAAACAGACATAGCAACAATAAAAGCTGATCTTGAAAGCCTTGACAGTGATTTACAAAAACTCGAAACAAAACTTGAGAAAAAGGATAGTAACCCTTTAAATGGATAAACGTTACCTTTTAGGTACTATTTATCAAACAGCACCTTTTTTAATTTTGCTAATTCTTTTTTTAAGCTCTTGTGCGTCCTCACCAGTAGAAAAAGAATGGAATGATAAATACGATCCTGCTAGTTGGCGCAGACAATTTGAAGAATGTAGAGATTTGTTATATACCGCTTATCCAGAAGAAGTGCAAAGAGATCAATGGTCAGAATGTATGGACAGAGACTATGAGTAAAATACTGCTAGGTGTAATTGGTGTTATGGCTTTACTTACATATTTTTTGTGGAATGAAAACTCAAGATTGTCACAATTAAACCAAGCCTTTGAAATAAGAAACCAAGAACAATTAGCCACAATAGAAACCATGCAAAACGATTTCGCGGTCCAATCCGAAGGACTGCTTGCTTTGCAAAGCAAAAACCAAGAAATTCAAGCAGAAATGAATAGATACTTAAATATTTTTAAAAGGCATGATTTAACCAAATTAGCCGCGGCCAAGCCAGGGTTAATTGAACCGAGAGTAAATAATGGAACCAAAGAAGTTTTTGACAGCATCGAAGAGGACAGTCGTAACATTGATAGCCTTGACGACGGTTTGCAGTTGCAGTCTGCTCCCTAGCAAACAACAAGTAGAAGTAATCTCAAAACCGATTGAGAGAACTTTTATACAACCAATAATGCCTAGGGAAATAGATCTAAAAGAACCTTATTGGTATGTTGTTTCTGCAAAAAATATAGATGAATTTTTAGAAAAAGTAGAAAAAGATCAAGGCCAAGTTGTTTTTTTTGCCATGTCAGTGCCAGATTACGAGCTTATGGCCTACAACATGCAGGAATTAAAAAGATACATTAATGAACTTAAACAGGTAGTGGTTTATTATAGAAAAGTTACAACAACAGAGGATAAAGAATGAATATATCAGAAGAGGGAAAATCTTTAATTAAAAAATTTGAAGGGTGTAAGCTAGAGGCCTACTATGACGCCGTTGACGTTTTAACTATTGCTTATGGCCGAACCAAAAACGTACAAGCTGGCGACACTTGCACGCAAGAACAAGCAGATTCTTGGTTAGAAGAAGAACTAGAGGAGTATGGCGGATATGTTAATGACGCTGTAAAAGTGCCTCTCACACAAAACCAATTTGATGCTTTGGTTGCCTGGACATATAACTTGGGCCCAACAAACCTTAACAATTCAACCATGTTAAAAGTATTAAATGAAAACAAACTAGACGAGGTTCCAGGACAAATGCGTAGGTGGAATAAAGCTGGCGGCAAAGTTTTAGAAGGATTAGAAAGAAGAAGGTTGGCCGAGTCTATGCTGTTTGAAAATAATCCTGGCTGGCATGAGGTATAACAGGAAACAAAATTACTTTATACTTTCCTTAGACGCAATCACGCGTTTAGGGTTGGGTAATTACTATGTCACTACCTAATTGCCTGGCCCGCCTTTATAAATATGAGTGATGTTTCCCTAAAAGATTTTGATATATTATCTGAACAAGACAAAGCCGAGGCTGTAGCTCTTTTAAATCGATATGAACAACTAGACAAGCAAGATGCTTGTCAAAAGGACTTTATTGGTTTCGTAAAGCACATGTGGCCAGAATTTATTGAGGGCCGCCATCATAAAATAATTGCTGACAAGTTTAATAAGATAGCAGACGGTAAATTAAAAAGACTTATTGTTTGTTTGCCACCCAGACACTCTAAATCTGAGTTTGCCTCTACCTTTTTCCCTGCTTGGATGATGGGCCGCAGGGGCAATCTTAAAATAATACAAACCACTCACACAGCTGAATTAGCAGTAAGATTCGGTCGTAAAGTAAGAAACATAATTGATAGCGAAGAGTATCAACACATTTTTCCAGATACTAAGCTACAAGCTGATAATAAGTCAGCTGGTAGGTGGACCAGTAACCAAGAGGGTGAATTCTTTGCCGCTGGTGTAGGTGGTGCAATTACAGGTCGTGGTGCTGATTTATTGGTGATCGATGATCCACACTCTGAACAAGATGCTTTGTCACCTAAAGCATTGGAAAGTGCTTACGAATGGTACACCTCTGGACCTAGGCAACGTTTACAACCAGGCGGCATTATAGTGATAGTAATGACAAGATGGTCAACAAAAGACCTGGTTGGTAAAGTTTTACAAAAACAAGGCGATGACAATGCCGACCAATGGGATGTTGTTGAATTTCCTGCGATTATGCCAGAGTCCGAAAAACCGTTATGGCCAGAGTTTTGGAAAAAGGAAGAATTGCTAGGTGTCAAAGCCTCTTTGCCCGTTAGTAAATGGAACTCACAGTGGATGCAAAACCCTACAGCAGAAGAGGGGTCGATTGTCAAAAGAGAGTGGTGGAAAAGGTGGGAATATGAGGATATTCCACCGTATTCGTATGTTATACAAAGCTATGATACTGCCTTCTCTAAAAAAGAAACTGCCGATTATTCTGCAATAACAACCTGGGCCATATTTAATGCAGGTGACGAAACAGCCGATGCAATCATACTTTTAGACGCTAAAAGAGTAAGAGTGGACTTTCCAGAGCTAAAAAGACTGGCCATGGACGAGTACAGGTATTGGAATCCAGATTGCGTATTGATTGAGGCAAAAGCATCTGGAACACCTCTAACTCACGAATTGAGGCGTATGGGTATTCCTGTGACCGCTTATAGTCCTAGTCGTGGCCAAGATAAAATAGCAAGAATGAACTCGGTAGCACCAATATTTGAGTCGGGTATGGTCTGGGCCCCAGATCACGATTTTGCCGATGAGGTGATAGAAGAAATGGCATCATTTCCATTTGGCGATTATGATGACTATTGCGATAGTGCTACAATGGCTTTGATGCGTTTTAGACAAGGCGGTTTTGTTTCACTTGAAGAAGATTATCAAGACGAGGTGAGGCTTTTAAAATCTAACAGACAAGTATATTATTAATGAAGATATATATAACTAAATTTACCTGGGATGGACAGGAACATGCAGGGCCTAACATTCATGCAGAAAATTTTGACCACGCAGAATTAATTGCTGAGTCAGAAGGACTAGAGGTTTTAGGTGAATTACAAGACATAATCCAGGCTTTTGAAACAAAGCAAAAGCCAAAGATATTACATTAATTATGGCAATCGAAAAAGTATTAGACGCAGAAAACTCACCAGATATTAAAAACCAATCGTCTACGGTCGAGGTTTTTCCAGAAGAAACTAGGCAAGAACAAATAGCAAACGCGGCTCAAGTATTGGTTGATGAAGAACAAGTTTTATTAGATGAGGAAATGATGGAGCCAGAGGCGCCATCTATGGATTTTAACGCTAATTTAGTTGAATTTATAGATGAATCTACTTTGCAAAAAATAGCCTCAGATTTACTTAGCTCTGTTAAGAGTGATAAACAATCAAGATCAGAGTGGGAAAAAACATACACCGATGGCCTTAAATATTTAGGCATGAAGTTTGATGAATCCAGATCTCAGCCGTTTGAAGGATCTTCTGGAGTCATACACCCTATACTTGCAGAGGCAGTAACACAATTCCAGGCCCAGGCTTATAAAGAAATGTTGCCGCCCAAAGGACCAGTAAAAACTGAAATTATTGGCGCCAGGACAATAGAAACAGAAGATCAAGCTGAGAGAGTCCAGGAGTTTATGAATTATTACATTATGAATGTAATGAGCGACTACGATCCAGAGCTTGATATGTTACTTTTTTACTTGCCTCTTGCTGGATCCGCGTTTAAAAAAGTTTATTTTGATAGCGTAACAGGCAAAGCCGTATCTAAATTTATACCACCAGAGGATCTAATCGTGCCTTACGAGGCCTCAGATATGACTTCTGCTGAGAGAATTACACATGCAATTAGCATGTCATTGAATGAAGTTAGAAAACAACAATTGACTGGTTTTTATGCAAACGTAGAAATTAATGAAGAAACCTATGACGATGCAGAATCAGAAATAGAAAAGGCTATTGACGACATACAGGGAATTGAACCTAGCTACAAAGAGGACAGAAACAGAACCATTTACGAGATCCACACTGTTTTAGACATTGCAGGTTTTGAAGATATGGACCAAGCAGGGCAATCTACTGGCCTTAAGTTGCCTTATATTGTGACCATAGATGAAGATTCATCGACGGTTTTATCTATAAGAAGAAACTATTTAGAAACAGATCCTCTTAAAAATAAAATTAATTATTTTGTTCAGTACAAGTTTTTACCAGGCCTAGGTTTTTATGGTTTAGGTTTATCGCACATGATTGGCGGTTTATCTAAGGCCTCTACATCAATTCTCAGACAGCTTATAGATAGCGGTACTTTAGCCAATTTACCAGCTGGTTTTAAAGCCAGGGGTATGCGTATAAGAGACGAAGATGAGCCGTTGCAACCTGGAGAGTTTAGAGACATTGACACAACAGGCGGATCTCTTAGAGAGAACCTAATTCCTTTACCAATTAAAGAGCCGAGCAGTGTATTGATGCAATTATTAGGACTGCTCGTAGACTCTGGTAAACGTTTTGCGGCCATAGCTGACATGAACGTTGGTGACATGAACCAGGCCATGCCTGTAGGAACCACGGTAGCTTTGTTAGAGCGCGGTACAAAGGTCATGTCTGCGATTCACAAAAGACTACATTACGCACAAAAAATGGAGTTTCAGATACTTTCTAAGGTATTTGCAGAGTATTTACCACCAGTTTATGAGTTTGCTGTTGGCTCTGGATCTCAAGAAATTAAAAGCATGGATTTTGACGGCCGCATAGACGTCATTCCAGTATCAGATCCAAACATTTTTTCACAAAGTCAAAGAGTTACTTTGGCCCAAGAGTTATTACAAATGGTTCAATCAGCACCAGAAGTCCACGGACCCATGGGTATTTATGAGGCCTATCGACGCATGTATTCAGCGCTTGGTGTAGACAATGTTGACTCATTATTACAGCCACCACCAGATATGACCCCAAAACCGATTGATGCGGGCATAGAAAATTCTGGTTTACTGATGGGACAACCAGCTCAAGCCTTTGAACAACAAAATCACGCGGCCCACTTAGATGCTCATAAGAGTTTATTTTTAACAAGCATTGTGCAAGAAAATCCACAAATACAATCAATAATCATTAGTCATTGTATGCAACACTTACAATTCCTATCTGCTCAACTAGCACAAGAGCAGATTCCAGAAGAAACCATGGTTCGCATACAAGAGATTCAAATGCAAATGCAACAAGTCACTCCACAGGAGGCTCAACAAATAGGTCAACAAATCCAAATGATTTTAGACCAATTTAGTGCTCCCATCATGGCCGAACTAACTTCTGATTTTCTCCAGTCTATAGGCCAAGGCACTAGCGAAGATCCTCTTGTGGAAATCAGAAAAACAGAACTTGCACTCAAAGATAAAGAATTAGATTTAGATGCCAATAAATTTGTAGCCAAACAAGAACAAAGAGCGCAAGAAAAATTAATGGATGCAGATTTACAAAAAGAGCGTATCAATGTGCAAAAATCAATAGCAGATGATAAACTCGAAGTAGCTATAGATAGATTAAAGCAAAATGCAGATCTTAAATTGTTAGAATTAGAGAGTAAACTTAGGAGATAAAATGACAACATCTTATAAACTTGATGCGGTAAAAAAGTTAAAACACGAAAAAGCTATTAGTCGAGCACAAGAAATGCAAGACAATGCTAGAGCTGTAATGGAGGCCCAAGCAAAAAAAGAGGCCAGTGACGCAAGAATAGCCGCAAAACAAAAAATTATTGACGCTGGTGGAGTCGTACCAGATCCAAAACCTGTTGTTGAGGAAGTAAAGCCAAAAAAGAAAGAGGCAAAAAAAACAACAACAAAGAAAACAACGGCAAAAAAAGAGCCAGCCAAAAAGGCACCAGCTAAAAAACGAGGTAGACCAGCAGGATCCAAAAGCAAAAAATAATGGATGAAATAGATCTACTCGATAGAGTCAAAAAATTAATTGAGAACCGCGAAAGCCAAATTCAAGAAACTTTAATGTCTGGTGGTTTAAAAGATATTGAACATTATAAATATTTGCAAGGAGAGCTTAGTGCTTTATACTATATTGCAAACGAAATTAGTGACATATATAAAGGTTAATAATGGCAGAAACTAAAAAAGTGGCAGACGCATACATAGAACCAGATGATAGAATTTTGGATCCAGAACTCTTAGACAAATCAATTTTAGACCGCATGCCACAACCTACGGGTTGGAGAATGTTGGTTTTACCCTACGCAGGTAAAACAAAAACGAAAGGCGGCATAGTATTAGCAAAAGAAACAGTTAACCGTGAGGCTCTAGCTACTGTAGTAGCTTATGTTGTAAAAATGGGCCCACAATGTTATAACGATAAGGCACGATATGGTGACAAACCGTGGTGCGAAGAAAAACAATGGGTTTTAATAGGGCGCTACTCTGGCTCTAGGTTTAAACTTGAAGATGGTGCGGAGGTCAGAATAATAAATGATGACGAAGTAATAGCCACCATTATCAATCCAGATGACATAGTGAGTTTATGATGAATGAACAAGAAAATGCTCAAGCTGTTCAGCCAGAGGCCGAAGAGTTAGAAGTAGAGGTAGTAGATCAAGAGGAAACCGCAGATGCTAAGTCTGAAACTGTTTCTACGGATGATGAATTAGAAAATTACACAAAAGGTGTATCTAAAAGAATCAATAAGTTAAACGAAAGAAATAGAGCCGCAGAAGAAAAAGCGGCTAGATTGGAACAAATGTTGGCTCAAAAAGAAATGGAAACGGCCAGCATGTTACAACAACAACAAGAAACTAAGGCTCAGTTATTGGTTAAAGAAGAAGAGGCTTTAGAGGCCAAGCAATTACAAGCCGATGATTTGTATAAAAAAGCCATTCAATCTAATGATGCTGAACTAATTAGCAAAGCTGACACCCTAAAAAGCGATCTCAGCATACAAAAAGAAAAGTTAAAAGTTGCAAAACAACAGGCAGAACAACAAAACTTTCAAAATCCACAGCCTGTGGAACAACCAGTACAGAATGTGCAACAACAAACAGCACCGCCGCCTCCAACTGAAGAGGCAAAAGCCTGGCACTCTGAAAATTCCTGGTATGGTGATGATACAGACCCAACAAATCAACAAGCTACGCAATTTGCGTACTTTACTCATTTTAATTTAATAAATGAAGGCTATGAGGCAGATTCGCAAGATTATTACGATCAGCTAAATAGTCGTGTTTATAAAGTTTATCCAGATCTTCAACCATCTGGAAATGTCGAGCAATCAGAAGGTAGACCCGCTGTGCAAAGAGTCGCCTCAACCTCTGTGGGAGGTCGACAAAAAACACAAGGCAAAAAGAACGGTGTAACTTTCTCAAAATCGGAAGTAGAGCGTCTCAGAGGATTGAAACCACACAACATGACAGAAGATGCGTGGTTAAAATCCGTTGCTAAAGAAAAACAAAAAATAGCCAACAGGGAGGCAAAATGACCGAAGAAAAAGTAACTACAACCAGACAATCCCGTGAATCCGAGTCTCACGCTAATACTACTCGTAGACAACCATGGAGGCCAGTTAGAAAGCTAGAAACCCCTCCTCCACCAGAAGGATATGAATATCGTTGGATAAGAGAATCCATGCTGGGCCAAGAGGATAGAAGTAATGTAAGTAAAAGACTAAGGGAAGGTTGGGAACTTGTAAGAGGGACTGATTTACCGACAGAATTTGTCTTACCTACTATGGATGAAGGCAGACACGCTGGCATTGTATATAACGATGGACTACTCTTAGCGAAAATTCCTGTAGAGACTAAGAATGAGCGTAATGCTTATTACGAGGGTCAAACTGCTAAAAAACGTGAGGCATTGGATAACACAATTTTCAATGAGCAACGTAAAGATAGCCGTTATGTTCAGTATGATTCAAAAAGGGAGTCTAATGTTACTTTTGGGAAAAAGTAACAACATATAATAGGAGCTAAAAATGGCTAATAAAGATAGCGCATTTGGATGCAAACCTGTTCGTATGATGGGTGGGGCACCTTATTCTGGTGGTCAATCAAGATATAGAATCGCAAGTGGAGCTACAACTCCAATTTTTCAAGGCGATTTAGTAACTCAATTGACAGCTGGTGTAATTGGTAGACATACCGCAACTGGTACTGTTCCGATTGTCGGAGTGTTTAATGGTGTTCAATACACTGACCCAACCACAGGCGAGCAAGTTTTCAAAAACACATATCCTGGTAGTATTTCTGCTAGTGATATAATCGCAAGCGTCATAGATGATCCAAACGTGGTGTTTGAAGTGCAAGCAGACGATACATTTCCTGTAGCTGATCTGTTCGGTAACTTCGACATTGTTGATGGTTCACCTGTTGGCGATACTAAGTCTGGAAGATCAAACCTTGAGCTAGACGTAACTACTGGTGCTACGACCGCAACGTTACCGCTTAAGTGTATTGATATATCCCAGGATCCCGATAACGATGACGTAGCATCAAGCAACACCAATGTTCTTTGTGTGATTCAAAACCACATCATGGGGCAGAAAGGTGCTGGCCTAGCGTAAGGAGTAAATAATGGCAATATCAAGAGCTCAACTAGCTAAAGAGCTAGAACCAGGTCTGAATTCATTATTTGGTCTTAACTATGATGAATACGATCGTGAATACGAAGAAATCTTCTCTATTGAAGATTCCAACCGTGCCTTTGAAGAAGAAGTATTAATTACTGGCTTTGGATCTGCGCCTACGAAAACCGAAGGTCAAGGAGTAGTCTTTGACAACGCATCTGAAAGTTTCAGTGCACGTTATACCCACGACACAGTGGCATTAGCGTTTGCTTTAACAGAAGAAGCAGTTGAGGATAATTTATATGACAGCCTCGGGAAGAGATACGTCAAAGCACTAGCAAAATCTATGGCTCATACCAAAGAGGTCAAAGGTGCTGACGTGTTGAACAACGCTTTCTCATCCAGTTTTACTGGCGGAGACGGTGTTTCTCTAATTAACACTGCTCACCCACTTGCTGGTGGTGGAACAGCCGCTAATAGAGCAACAACTATGGCCGACCTTAATGAAACTTCATTAGAGGACGACCTAATTAGTATCTCTACTTTCACAGATGACAAAGGATTAACAATCTCTGTCCAAGCTGACAAACTAATCGTGCCACCACAATTAGTATTTGTTGCTGATAGAATTCTTAATTCTCCAGGTAGAACTGGAACTTCTGATAATGACTTGAACGCTATTAAGAACACAGGTGTTCTTCCTGGCGGCTATTCAGTTAATCATTATCTGAACGATCCAGACGCATACTTCATCTTGACTTCTGTAACAGCACAAGGCGAAGGCCTTAAAATGTTCCAAAGAACTGGCATGGAAACATCCATGGAACCAGACTTCTCAACTGGTAACATTCGTTACAAAGCGCGTGAAAGATATTCATTTGGTTTCTCTGATTGGAGAGGAATCTACGGATCACAAGGTGCGTAAACTGAACGACTAGAAATACCGTTTATAACTCAAGTATTTTAAATTAAGGGCCCTCCAGGGCCCTTTTTTTTGGCCTAAATTAATTAAAATAATGTGTATAAAAACTTGCAAATATGTGCATAATTTAGTATATTAGGTATGTGGGAAATGAAATTAAAAACAAAAAAAAGCCAGGAGGTGGCGTAAATGATTGAAATAGTAAAACTAGATATTGATAAAAATGATAAAAACAATTTTGATTTAGTTTTCAAAATAAATGACATACAAATCGCTATTGGTAATTATGATGATGGTTGCACAATTCATCATAAAGATAATCACGATATGGTATATGTTCAAGTAGAAAGAGAGCCAAATGACGAGATTGAACATGACATAAGAATTGCTACAAAAAAATTGGAGGTGGCGTAATGGCAATAAATAGAAACTTTAAGGATATTGAGGAGGCCAGGGACTTCATTCGTGAAACCCAAAAGCAACTCAATCCTAGCAAGACTGTTATCAAAAAGAAAACAGTCAACATCGTTGTTGGCAACAAGAACGACTACGATCTTTTAAACCAAGGTTTGTTTGGCATGAAAAATGCCAAGTGGATCTATATTACACTTGAGGAGGTGGCGTGATGGGAACTACAGTAGATTTTATTAGAAGTAAAGATAGACCAAACCCTGTAAAGGTGGCAGAGAAATCTTTAAACAGAGTGGAAGGCTGGAAGGTTTTAGCCAGCAATAAAGAGTATGTTGGTAAAGACTTTGGTTTTTATCAGTATGCTGTTTACTCAGCTGTTGATACGGGTAATGAGGTATTTGGTTGTGTTTCACTTATTGGCATAAAAAAATATCCTTATTCTTGGGATTATGAGGTATCAGAAAAAATTATCGGTGAAGATGAAGGCCCTTATTACTTTGGTGCAAACAGAAAGGTTTTGAGTCTTTTAACCTCAACAGATTCTAAGTATGCAAAAGAATGGAGAAATAAATGTTACAAGGAGGTGGCGTGATGGGTGTCTTAATGAACAATGTAAAAAGCAAAGCTAGGATGAAGGTTCACAAACTTTTAGATGAAAACATGGCGGTTCATGGCAAGTGGAATATGTATAGTCAAATTTTTAAAGAAATGGATAAGGGCAGAATTACTCTTAAAGAAATTTGCGTAATAGCGGAAGGTTTTGGAATACCAGCTGGCGTGATTGAAATGAGAAGAAGAGATCTTATTGGCATGGCTGGCAGTCTTGAAAATTTAAAAAACGAGGAGGTTGCGTAGTGAGAAAAGTAGAAACATATTACAAAGGTTCTGGCGACTTTGTTGAGGCTTACGAGAAAAAAGATCTTGAAGAGTTAGCACCAATCTTTGAACAAGCAGAGGATATTTGGTATGACGAATGGGTCAAACAAGGTAAAGAAGATATAGGGACTTGTTGCGGCGGTAAAAGTATTCAAGTCTGGTATGTGGCCCCAAGGTGTAGATCTGCAACACCTAAAAAGGTCGTTGCATCACCGCCAGTCCAAGGTAACATTTCAGCACAAAGATCTAACAAACCAGCGTTAGATTTTCTAAAAGAAAACAACATAAAAGCGTCATATTATGACGGATGGATGGACTAATGATTAAAAAAATATACTTAGACATGGACGGAGTTTTAGCTGACTTCGTAACAGGCGTCCAGGGCCCAGACTTTCTTAACGGGCCTTTGTGGAACGAGCAAACTTACGATCATCGCAAGGTAGAGTTTACTAACAAAAGATTATTTAGAAACTTGCCTTACATGCCAGGCGCATTAGATCTAATAGCCTGGGTAAAAGACTCTGGCCTACCATGGGAGATTCTTACCTGCTCTGGTTTAATTAACAGGCCTTTGGTGGTCGCAGATAAGGTTGAGTGGATCCGTCAATACGTTTGTCCAAACGTGGTTGTATCTTCTACTCTTAAAGGCAAAGACAAAAAAATATTTGCCAGACCTAATCATATTTTGGTTGATGATAAAAAATCTAATATTGAGCATTGGGAGAAAGCTGGCGGCACGGGCATCTTGCATCAAGATCCGCAAGATACGCTTGATATTTTAGACTCACTTCACTTGCTAAAGTAATTCCTTGAGTGTAGTATCTAATTAACAATAATTAATTAGCTTAATGAGGGGCGGCTTGCCGCTTTCCATTAATACAAACAAAGGAGTTCATAATGGCTAATCCACATTTTCAAAACCAAATACAATGGGCGGGTAACACCGTTGCAACCAAGGCAAAAAAAGATCAACCGATGTTTATGCCTTTACCTTCTGACCAAACACACTATGGTTATTTCAATGATTTTATGACCTATAACAGTGGTGATTGGACAATCACAACAACTGAGGATGGCACGGGATCCGCAACTGAGGCAATGACCTCTGGTGCTGGTGGTCAATTTTTGATTACTAACGCGGCTGGCGATAACGACCATGACTTTTTTAACTTAAAAGGCGAGTCATTTAAACTAAGTTCTAGCAAAAGAGCTTATTTTTCAGCTAGATTTAAAGTAAGCGATGCGACTCAATCTGACTTTGTCATGGGCCTTCAAATTACTGATACATCACCATTAGCAGTATCAGACGGTGTTTTCTTTATTAAAGACGACGGCGATACAAACCTTGACTTTATTGTTGAAAAAGACAGCACATCAACAGACACAACTGCGATTCATACTATGGCAGACGATACTTTTGTAACTGTTGCATGGTATATAGATCCAATTTCTTCATTGGTTTATTACTCAGTAAACAATGCAGAGCCAGTAGGTGTTGTAAACACAAATCTACCAGACGACGAAGAATTAACTGTTTCATTCGGTATTCAAAACGGTGCGGCCGCGGCCAAAACCATGACTATCGATTACATTACAGTTATCGTAGAGAGATAAAATGGCAGACGCAGTAACCTCTCAAACCATTCAAGATGGTGAAAGAACTGCTGTTTTGCGGTTCACTAACGTATCAGACGGCACGGGTGAATCTGCTGTAAAAAAAGTAGACGTATCTGCTTTAGGATCTAATTCAAGAGGGCAAGCATGCACAGAAGTCCATATTCAAAGAATATGGTGGTCGTGTGTAGGCATGTCGGTAAAGATTGATTTTGATGCTAGCACAAACGTATTAGCTATTGGTTTACCAGCCGATTCAACTGGCGATGAATATTACGATACATTCACCGCGATTCCAAATAATGCTGGTTCTGGTAAAACGGGGGATCTCGATTTTACCACTACTGGCCATTCTAGTGGCGACAGTTACATGATTGTTTTGGAGTTAATCAAGAAATACGACTAATCTATGGCAACGACCAAAGATGTCAAAAGATCAGCTAGCGGTAGGCTTTCCTACCGCGGCGAGTCTTTTCCTGGTTATAACAAACAAAAAAGAACACCTGGAGCCAACAAAAAGTTTGCTGTATTAGCCAAAAAAGGCGATCAAGTTAAGATCGTAAGATACGGCGATCCCAAAATGTCAATTAAAAAAGATCAACCAGCAAGGAGAAAATCTTTTCGGGCCAGGCATAATTGCGATGCCGTCCAGAAAAAGAAAGATGTTTTTACTGCTGGATATTGGTCTTGTAAAAACTGGTAATTATCATGGTAAAAAGAAAAATAAATAAAGTTATAAAAGGTTTAGAAAAAGCCAGCAAAACACATGCACAACAGGCTAAGACCTTAAAAACCTTAAAGTTTGGCAAGGGCGGTAGTGCTAAATCTAAAACCCCAAGCAATGTAACGAAACCTGCTTTATATCAAAGAGTCAAAGCGGAGGCTAAAAGAAAGTTTGACGTTTATCCGTCTGCTTATGCCAATGCTTGGTTAGTAAGAACTTATAAAAAAAGAGGCGGCGGATATAAAGGCGCTAAAAAAGCAGAAGGAGGCGAAGTGAGTAATAAAAACTTAAAACCAATACCAGCTGGCAATAAAGGCAAGGGCCTATCAAAATTACCACCAAAAGTTAGAAACAAGATGGGTTTTATGAAAAAGGGTGGAGCTGTCATGCTCCAAGCTAGGGGTTGTGGCGCAATCATGGATAGCAAACGCAAGCCTACAAGAGTCCCTAAAGGTTAAAAACCATGGCTATTAGCAGAAGTAGCATTGGCAAATCTGTAAGCAAAGGATCCAAAAAGAAAAGAGATCCAAAGGTTGGCACTGGTAAAAAACCAAAAGGATCTGGTAGACGTTTATACACAGACGAAAACCCAAAAGATACCGTAAGTATTAAATTTAAGACCATGGCAGATGCAACAGCCACGGTTAATAAAGTTAAAAGAATAAAAAAACCGTTTGCTAGAAAAATACAAATATTAACTGTAGGCGAGCAAAGGGCCAAGGTTATGGGTAAAACAGGCATAGCTAATGTTTTTAAAAGAGGCAAAGAACAAATAAGGAAAACCAGGAAAAAATAATGTCTTTAAAAGAATGGTTTGGTAAAGGCCCCAAAGGTGATTGGGTTGATATAGGTGCGCCAAAAAAAGACGGCAAATTCCAAGAGTGTGGACGGGCCTCAACTAAAGGATCCAAAAGAAAATATCCTAAATGTGTCCCCAGATCCAAAGCTAAAAGCATGTCTAAATCAGAGATAAAATCAGCGGTTAGAAGAAAACGTGCTAAAAAACAAGGGGTAGGTGGTAAACCTACAAACGTTAAAACATTTGCCGCAAAAGGCGGTATAATTTCAAATAAGTCGAATATGGGTTTATTCGGCAGATCATAGGAGTAAATATGAAGGGTAAGAAGGGTAAAATGAAAGCTAAAGGCATGAAAAAAGGTGGCAAGATGAAATCTAAAGGCTACAAAGTCGGAGGCAAAGTAAAAGCCAAAGGCATGAAAAAAGGCGGCAAAATGATGGCCAAAGGTATGCGTAAAGGCGGCAAAATGATGTCTAAAGGTGGTGCCATGGGCGGCAAAAAAAGAATGAATGGCAAGAAAAACATGGGCCTTTACGGCAGAAAATAGTTTTACATTAAAGTATTGTGGCGTACTTACATTCAAATATCCCCTACTTTAAGTGTTGGGTAAGAAAAGAATACACTCATAACCATGAGGCATATCATGGCGAGTTTTTACATGCAATGGCCGTTGGTGTTACATCAATGCCATGTAGATGTCTAAGTTTCCAGGTTATTTTCACAGGCATAGCTCCAGATGGCGAACCAGAAGATACGGTTCATGGTGGTGCTATGTGGGCCAGGATGCCGATTACAGCTTTAGTCGGTGACACGGTTTTTGAAGAGTGGCCAGAACCTATGGCCGTGCATGATGCACAACCCTGGGATTGTTCATCCCATCATCATGCGGTTTATGTAATTGATAGGGCAACGCCTTGTCCTTGGATAGCAAAGATTGACGGCGAGTTTTTTCCAGCTAAATACATGTTCACGGTTGATTATACTGAAAGCGAAATCGCGGATGATCCAGCACAACACAAACAAAGTCACGTTATGGAGCTTTTAGATGCTGGTGAATGGACAGGAAACATAGTGGCTTTGCCTAATAATCGTGTCCGAGTTACACATCCAGCTTGGTTCACTCATGGAGAGGGTGCGCCCGACTTCCGACCCTCTGCTCATATACATTACTCTAAATCTGATTTAGACTATACCTTAGACGTAAATCGAGTTTTTGATAACTTGTATAACGACACGGAGGATTAATGGCAACATCTAGCAGTAAAAATTTTGAGCCAGACGTAGCTGAATACATAGAAGAGGCTTTTGAGCGTTGCGGTTTAGAATTGCGTACAGGTTATGACCTTAAAAGCGCCAATAGAAGTTTAAACTTAATGTTAGCAGAGTGGGCCAACAGAGGCTTAAATCAGTGGACCATTGCACAAAAAACCGTGGCCATGGTTAAAGACACCACAGAATACAACATTGATAGTACCAATGGTACGGCACCCATAGATGTATTAGACGTCTTTATACGCGAAACAGTGAGCTCAGAAACCACAGATCTGCCTATGTCCAGGTTAAGCAGAGCAGAATACTCACACATTGTTAATAAATCATCGACGGGCAAGCCTAATCAATATTTTATAAACAAACAAATTACACCTACAATTTCAGTTTGGCCAGCACCAGATAAATCGAGCACTTACACTGTGGTTATGAATGTTTTAACCAGAATGGATGACTCAGATTCAGCTACTAATACCATGGAAGTGCCGTTTCGTTTTTATCCATGTTTAACTGCGGGCCTTGCTTATTACATATCTATGAAAAGAGCACCAGAAAGAACTGCCATGCTAAAAAGCATGTATGAAGAAGAGTTCACTAGAGCGTTGTCACAGGATGAGGATAGGGCCTCTTTTAGAATATCTCCAGATATTCGCAGTTATAACAACGCATAATGGCTTTTGCATCGGGTAAATATGCTTACGGAATCTGTGACATAACAGGTTTTCGCTACAAATTAAAGGATATGAAAAGAACCTGGGACGGTTTATTGGTTGGCCCAGATCAATTTGACCCAAAACATCCACAGTTGATGCCAAGACCTGTACCCCAAGATCCGCAGGCATTAAGAAATGCAAGACCAGAGGAAAAAGATGACAACAATTTTTTTGTTGTTTACACTAATGTAGGTGACGGCAAGTTAGGCGAGGAATTAACAACCTTTGGTATAACATCGGGCGTTGGCTCAGTAACGGTATCAATAACATGAGTTTTACATTAGCAACATTAAAAACAGCGGTTCAAGACTATTTACAAGTATCTGAATCTACTTTTACCTCACAATTAAATACATTTATAACCGAGGCAGAAGATCGCATATTTAGCCTGGTTCAATTACCAAAACAAAGAAAAAATGTGCAAGGCACGCTTACATCAAGCAATAGATTTTTGGCCACACCCACAGATTTTTATGCGCCATTTAGTTTGGCAATCATAAGCTCAAATACTTATGATTATTTAGATTTTAAACACTCATCTTTTATCAAAGAGTACGCACCTGGCTCGACCTCAACAGGACAGCCTAAATATTACTCTTTATTTGATGATACAGCTTTTGAGGTTGCACCTATACCCGACGCTAACTATACGGTAGAGTTGCATTATTTACATAAACCAGCATCTTTAACGAGCGGTAGTGACAGCGGTACAACATTTTTGTCAACGGATTATCCAGACGCATTGTTGTATGGTACGTTAGTAGAGGGGGCCATATTTTTAAAAGAGCCACTTGATGTCGTTACCCAATTTGAGGGGCGTTTCAAGGAGGCAGTGGCGAGGATCAAAACTATATCCGAAGGTAGAGGTACCAGGGATGAGTACAGATACGATCTATTACGCACTGGCGTAAATTAGTGGATGAAGTAAAAAATAATCAAAAAACACCAGACGAAAATTTAAAAGGTAAAAGAGTAGCTATTGTTGGTTTAGGAATAAGCCAGGTAGATTTTGCTATTGGTTTACAAAACGGCAGAACATGGGACGAGGTTTGGTGCATTAATTCAGCTGGTGCAACCTATCCATGTCATAAAATATTTATGTTGGATCCTGCCAGTAGATTTTTTGACACAGAAGATGCAGGCAAGCAAACCAATGTCATGCAACGTTTGTTATCAAAAACCACGACACCCATTTACACATGCGAGCTAGATGAAAGGTTAAAAAATCCAATAGTATTTCCCGTTGAAGAGGTGTGTAACGCTACTAAATGTGCATATTTGAACAACACTGTTGCTTATGCAATAGCTTTTGCGTTGTGGCACCAGGTTGGCAGAATAGATCTATTTGGTATTGATTTTTCTTATAAAGAAAACATGCACTTTGCCGAGGCTGGACGCGCTTGCGTCGAGTTTTGGATTAGCAAATGTATGGAAAATGACATACTCGTAGGAATGAGCGGTAGATCTACAGTGTTAGATTCAAACGTACCTGCCACTGAAAAACTTTATGGTTTTCACAGATTGGAAAAACCCTTGGTCGCAATACCACATGAGGGTAAGTTTATAATTGGTCCTTATAATGAAATTAACGAAAGATTAAAAAAAGTGGGATTGAAAATAAACGAAGATGTTGCACCACCAGAACCGTACAAAGGATGAGCGTAGATAGTCAATTTAAACTTGGAAACATATCTGTTCATGCGACGCAGAATGAAGGACACTCACCAGAATTTTGGGCCGAACAAGCAACAAAAAAAATTTGCGATTATTCTAACGAGGCACCAGAGCATATAAAACAACAGGCTCACGCTTTCCAAACTCAAGTTTATAATGTAATCTTACATAGTATTAAAAATGCAATTAAGTCAAAGAATACGACTTATGTAAATTTGTTAAAAAAACAAGGCCACAGTGACATGGCCGATATTATAAAGGAGCTTTAAATGGCTATTACATCGGCAATATGCACAAGTTTCAAACAAGAACTTTTGGTTGGAACACATAACTTTACTAATAGTAGCGGTAATTCTTTTAAATTAGCGTTATACACATCCTCGGCTACCTTGGGTGCTGGAACAACAGCTTATGTTACTACTGGAGAGGCATCTGGAACTAATTATACAGCCGCAGGCTCGGCGCTTACTAATGTAACTCCAGCAACATCTGGAACCACTGCTGTATGTGATTTTGCAGATTTAACTTTTACTAATGCTACCGTTACTGCTAGAGGTTGTTTAATATACAACGACACAAATAGTGATAAGGCTGTTTGTGCTATTGACTTTGGCGGTGATAAAACTAGCACGGCTGGTGATTTTACAATTGTATTCCCGAGCGCGACAGCTACAGGTGCGATTATAAGATTGGCTTAATTCTATTTTTAAAATGGTAGAATTTAGATATGCCGCTTACAAAAGTTAATTTCAGACCAGGAATCAATAAAGAGGAAACCGATTATTCTAATGAGGGTGGTTGGGTCGATGGTAACTTTATTCGGTTTAGAAAAGGTCGTGTTGAAAAAATTGGCGGCTGGGAAAAATACATAGATTCTACTCTTGTCGGTTCCCCCAGAGCTTTGCATGCCTGGATAGCTTTAGATGGCACTCAATATTTAGGCGTTGGAACCACAAACAAATATTATGTCGAAAATGGTAATGTTTATTACGATGTTACCCCTATCAGAAGATCCTCAACTAATTCAACAACTTTCGGGGCCACCAATGGATCCTCAACTATAACTGTTACTGAAACAGGTCATGGGGCAGTAAACGGAGATTTTGTGACTTTTTCAAGCGCAGTAAGTTTAGGTGGCAATGTTACTGCGGCTGTTTTAAATCAAGAATATCAAATAAATTTAGTTACAGGCGCTAACACTTATGAAATAACTGCAAAAGATACCTCTGGCGCTACAGTGACAGCCAATGCAAGCGATTCTGGAAACGGTGGATCTGCAACAGACGCAGTTTATCAAATCAACTCTGGCCTAGATGTGTTTGTACCCAGCACAGGTTGGGGTGTTGGTACATGGGGTGCTGGTGGTTGGGGAGCGGCCACTGCATTAAGTGACACTAACAACCTTAGACTTTGGACACATGACAATTTTGGAGAAGATTTAATAATAAATCCTAGAAACGGTGGTATTTTTAAGTGGGACGAAAGCAATGGCTTAACAACAAGAGCTGTGGAGTTATCTGGTATATCGGGGGCCAACAAGGTTCCAACGAAAGCCTTACAAGTTATAACCTCAGAAACCGATAGGCATTTAATTGTTTTAGGCGCAGATCCACTTAGCGGTGGTTCAAGAACAGGAGCTATTGACCCTATGTTAGTGGCCTTTTCGGATCAAGAAAATGAATTAGAGTTTGAGCCTTTGAGCACTAACTCAGCTGGGTCTTTGCGATTATCTAGCGGTTCTTCAATTATTGCTGGTATTAAATCA